CATGGAAGAGAACATGGTATGCGTCTCTTGGAAAGTATGGAGCTTATTAAAAGATGGGCTAATGAAGAGGAGTATATGTTTCCAGAGTACAAAAAATATCAAGCAGAGATGCAGATGAAAGATGCTCCCATCAATGCATGGAGACAAAAAATCAAGACATGTAAGTTTGACTGTTGGGACTGTAACTACTGTGAGAATGTTATTGAATACCATATGAAGAAAGCAGATATTATAGTACACCCACAAGTAGAAACATGTATAGAAGCATTCACAAATTCGGGTAAGTATCTGTCTAATCACAAAACATATGATCCTAATGATCCTGATGCATACTTCAATATACCTGGTTTATCATCAGCTAGAGTCAGGCATTTCTTAAATAATATCTGCTCTCAGGAAGGTGCAGTATATCTTGAGGTTGGTGTGTATGCAGGTTCAACATTCTGTGCTGCTATACAAAACAATGATATGGTTGCAGCGTATGCTAATGATAACTGGTCACAACCAAACCTACAACCAGCAAGAGAGGATATAGAATTACCAATCCATGATGTTACTGTTGATACCTTTGTAGATAATTTACAGCATAACGTCGCTACTGATAGTTTAGATTTTGACATTCAAGTACTCAGAGGTGATTCATCACAACTAGGAAAAAAGGATTTTAAACATGATGTCAATATTATTTTCTATGATGGAGATAATGCAGAACATAAGATGATAGAATTCTTCAACCAGATGTTGACATTTACTGATAAGGTATTTACTTTGGTTATTGATGATGCCAATGTAGAACAAAATGTTGCCATAACAAAAGGTTGGGTAGAGAAACAGCAACTAAGAGTTCTATATGAAAGAGAGTTATTGAATGATCAAGAGGATGATAAAATGTGGTGGAACGGATTGTATGTTCTTGTAATAGCTAAATAGATTCGAGGAAATTATAAGTAAGCCTGATGTCTCAATTAAATGTAGGAAAGGTAGTTGCTGGTGTAGGGGTAGAATTGCCAACTCTAGCTGAATCTAATAGACCAACAGCATCCAGTGGTCTAATGTTTTTCAATAGTGATAAGAACCGTGTTGAAATTCATAGTGGTGCTGACTGGTATGTACTTAACACATTATCTTCTCAAACGTTTGGAACTGTTAAAAGTTTTGCATATACTGGTTCCGATCAACAATTCACAGTTCCTAATAACGAAGGAAATATAACAGAACTGAGAGTTTTTATGTGGGGTGCAGGTGGAGGACCTGATGAAAGTGCTACTGCTGCTGCAGGTGCAGGTGGATATTGTAGAGGTACTATAAAAAGAGCTGATAATGGAACTATGAATGGAACTACATTCACCATAGTTGTTGGATCAGGTGGAGTCAGAGGAACAGGAAGTTCTGACATGCCAGCTGTATATGGCGGTGGTGGAAGAGGTTCTCGTGATGGTGGTGGTGGACACGTTTCTGGAACTGGCGGTGGTCTTTCTGGTATCTTTGAAGGATCAAACCAAATATTTGGTAGTAGTGCAGACCCAGTTTCTGACGTTCATACAAGAATTATTATATGTGCAGGTGGTGGCGGTGGTGCCAACGACCAATCTAGTGGATACGCTTACGGTGGAGCTGGCGGTGGATTAGAAGGTGGTCGTGGTGGATCTCAACCATCTAACAATAACAAAGGTGGTCGTGGAGGTCGCCAACAGTCTGGGTATTCAGGAAGTACATCTGGAAACCGTGTAGACGGAGGTAAATGTAGAGGTGGTGACGGTAACACTGGACAAGATAACCCTGGTGGTGGCGGTGGTTTCTACGGTGGTCAGTCTGGTTCTGATGATAACTCTGGAGCAGGTGGTGGATCTTCTTACTATGGAGGAAATGCTAATTACACTGTAACTGATGCATCTACTGAAATTGGTGGATATGGAAGCGGACAGTCATACAGTACTGGTGGATCTGCTTCTCAATATTGGTCAGCTGATGTTGGAAATTCATCTCGTTCAAGTAGAGGTGGAGACGGAAAAGTAGTCATCGTTTACTAGACTATATAATATACATTATTATTCTAAAGCATGGATATTGAAGGCATGGTCAAGGAATTTACTGACCAATTAAAAGAACAGAAGGCAACAGTTGTTGAACTAGAAAAGCAACTCAAGACTCGTAATGAACAAGTATTGAGATTGGAAGGTGCAATCGAAGCACTTAATATGACACTCAAGAAACCAGAGGAAGAAGGTGGTACGGAAGTCAAGTGAGTTTAGACAAAAGGAGCATGTAGACTCTAGGCAGTTATATGTGCCCTTCAAGGGAACTATCGAAACATGCCCCTATAAAGTTGGAGACTTATACGATGGTCGAGAGATAATAGCACTGGGATTTACCGAGAATGTCTACGGACATTACTATCATATTATTGTGGAAAGAGATAGAACTCATCTGAGAACTAAATTTCAATTTGATTCAAAGCATGATTTAAAATTTTCAAAACCATGTGAAAGGATGAGTGGTAAACCTCAGGACATGGAAAAACAATTGAGGAAATATTTACCAGATGGTCTCGCACAAGACACAGCCAACTGAGTTAACATGCATTAGTACTAAATCTGAACTTAGAGCATGGACATCAGGTGAACTTGATAAAATTGTAACTAAGACCGATAGGTATTGGATTGAATATTCTGATGGTAATCGGTTATTAGATTTACAGTCTGGAAACTCTGCGTATACTCTAGGGTATGGCAATAGAGAAGTCATGGATGCATTGGCATCTGAAGTTAATTTTATAAGAGGAAATAAAGGAGAGACCTGTGAACTCTCTAAGAAAATGGTCAACCTAGTTTGCTCTACAGGCAACTGGGATGTTTTGTCGTGGGCAATATCTGGATCATCAGCAGTTGAATCTGCTATCAAGATGAACGATCAGTACTGGGGTAATCAAGAAAACTTTATAGTTACGTTTGCACCTGGTTTTCATGGCACTACATATTTGACAAGAAATATGGGGGATACGTCTGATGGGATAAAAAGAATTAAGAAAGTACCAACACCTTTATGGAGAAAAGAAAAGGATCAAGAGAAGGAAGAAGATAAAGCAATCAAGTATTTAAAACTTCTTATCAAAACATACAATTGTTGTGGTAGAAAGATAGGGTGTATTGTCATGGAAACACTACCATGGTTGAAAGGTGGTATCCCATGGTCACCACGTTGGTGGAGAACAGTACGTGATCTATGTAACGAGAATGATATATTAATGATCACTGATGACGTTTGTACGTGTTGGGGTAAAGGTGGTGGTTATCATGGTTGGCAAAAGTATGGAGTACAACCAGATATATCTGCACTCGGTAAATCTTTAACAGCTGGTTACACACCACTTGGATGTTCAGTTGCCAATAAGAAGGTAGGAGATGTATTGAAGGAACAAGATTGGGAGTTTGGACATACTTGGCAACCTACTATGACAGGTATATCTGCTATGAATGCAGTTAATAATATAATAATTAGAGATAATTTGTTTGAATTATGCAAACCAATAGAGGACAGTCTAAGGTTTTTTGCTGAGGATTGTCTCGATAGGGGATATATTACTGGGTATAGAGTGAGTGATTTATTCCTATCACTTGATGTAAAAGAGGAGTTAGACCCAGAAGCATTAATTCAATCTGGACTAGCATTGAGTAAGACAAGAGACAAATCAGTAAGAATAGTTGCTAACTTCTTATCTGACCAAGAGTTCTTTGATGAAATGCAGAAAAGACTATTCAATTTCTTTAGTATAAATACAACTGAAGGATAATTGTGCCAACCTAATGAAGAGGGTAGTCGTAAGGGTATCTGATAATTATAGTTTGGATTCAGCCGCAGCTGCTATTCTAAAATTATATGGTTATCTGACCTTTGTAGAATCATACAGAAGTTTTTCCATAATCACATTTGATTGTCCAGAAAAGTATTCAAGCGGATTGCTTGATAAATTAAATGCTTTAGGACCTGTCAAGAAGTGTACGTGGGATGGTGAGAAATTTGAAGTTGCTCCTGTGGATACTGGTGCAACATTAACTGTAGATAATTCAAGTAGTTTAGTAATTAATACTAGTGGAGAAACAAATACAACTGCGAACACTAGAAATTTAACTACCAGTGGTTCTGGTACAATATATGTAAAAGTACAAAATATTGGTGGACAAAACCTATATGTATTTTCCAGTAGTATTAGTGGAACATATTCTGTCTTTGCAAACCAAACTGGATTTGTGCAAGGTGGTACATATACATTTGACCAATCAGATTCTTCAAACGCTACACATCCACTTAGATTCTCTACTACTCCAGATGGAATACACATAACAGGTGGGTCGGAAATGACCACAGGTGTATCAACAACTGGAACACCAGGTACTAATGGTACAACAGTATTGACTGTAAGTGCTGCAACTCCATCTATATTATTCTTTTATTGTGTTGCTCATCCTGGCATGGGTAGATATCAAGTTTCACCTATTAGTAGGTATGGAACTGTTAACATCCATGACTACTGGCACTTAGATAGAATCACAAAACAAGACAGGCAATATTTAAACGGACAGTATAGTTACACTCAAGCAGGTGATGGTGTAGATATATATGTAATTGATACTGGTGTTCGTGGTGCAAGTAGACCAACAGGTAATAACGCAGCATTACATCCAGAGTTATACGATCCAGATTTTGTCAGTGACCTGAATGGTACTTCTGAACAACAAAACTATAGAGTGTTTCAACTACCACATTATAGTGGTGCTTATGGATCTAACAATGAGGATGATAATGGGCACGGTACATATTGTGCAATCCTCTCAGCTGGTAGAACAGCTGGTGTAGCAAAAGATGCAAAGATATACGCACTTAAAGCATTTAACTCAAGCAACTCTGGATCTTATACTGCAATACTTGGAGCATATCAGGCAGTCATAGATCATAATGATAATACTAGTGGAGATTATAAAAACAATACTAGACCAGCAATTATCAATGCTTCATTCGGACCTACCATTCCTAGTGAAGGATATCCTTATGTGGAACTAAACGATGTAGGTTCTGACAATGGTGTTGATGAAGAAATGTTAGATGATATTGAAGGAACAATATCATCAAGTTATAACATATTAGTGGTAAGATCTGCAGGTAATGGATTTAAAAATGCCAGTGATGAGTTTGTAGGACCAATGCAATGCAAAGCAATTGCAGGTAGTAGAACTGCTGGTTATCCAGACAACACAGATGGTGGTATTAATAACGTAGATGCTGATCAGAAAAAGATATGTGTTGGTGCATCAGAATATAATGACAGGTGGGCAGACTTCTCTAACTATGGTTCAGGTGTAACAACTGTTGCTCCTGGTGCTAGAATATTGAGTCCTGCATATGATTGGACTGCTAATACACCATACACAAGTCCATCAAATTACAATACTATAAACGGTACATCATTCTCTTGCCCTATAGTAGCTGGTATTATGGCTTGTTACTTTAGTAAGAACGGGTATACATCTAACACAAACAATTTAGCAGGTGCATCAAAGGTTTACCACAGAATTTATGCTGCAGCTGGAAATTTAACTGTTTTGGGAACTAATAACTATCCCACTAACAGTATAGAAGATAAAAAACTTATTGATAATCCATATGAAACTTTTAATGGATCAAATCAATTGATTGTTAAATTTAATCCTTCTGATTCAGCTCACTTCATTGGTAATGTTGGTAGGAAATGTCAATTAAGAACTACAGGTTCAACAGCAGGTGCTGGTGGTGCTACACCTACTTCATTTAATATAACTACAACTTCACCTTCGTTCTCATACTATACTTTAAATGGAACTGACAGAAATGGTGCGGTAAGTGGAAACAACGCAGGTGTTGCTGTATATGTTGGAGACACCATTAATTTTAATCTATCAGGTGTTAGTGGTTCTCACCCATTTTATCTTAAAACTGTACAGGGAACTGGAACTGGTAATCAGGTAAGTACACCAGCTGCTACTGGACAAGGATCTACAGGAACCACAACTGTGTCATGGACACCAAACACAGCAGGTACATATTATTATCAATGTTCTGCACATAATGCAATGAACGGAACTATTACTGTCAGCAATGCACCTGGTAGTGGTACTGGAGTCACTGTTGGTGGTATCAATGTTTCTGAATTATCACAAAGTGGTTGGTTAACTATACAGGCAGAGAACGCTGTTAATAATACAATAACTTTATTCGCTTCTAATAATGCTACTGGAAGTACTACTGGTGGTGGATCAAATAATTACTTAGCACTTATAAAGTCAGAAGACTTACTACACGAGAGTTATGATGGTGTTGTATCTACATCAACAACTTTAAGATCTCAAACTGATACACAAGAAGCTGCTGGTACTGGTACATATACTGATGTAATTTATTACCCAGTAGATAGTGGTGTTGATTTTAATTATTCTTTATCTACACAATCACTTACCAGTAAACGTGGTGCGTTCTTCCCATACATAGACACCAATGTTACTTGGACTACTTCATCTGGATCCATAGCAACTTATGCAAATGGTGATAGTGTTAATATTGATCTAGGTTTATCTGGAACAACTTTTGCAAGTGAACCAACTTTTGAATTTTATACTCTCAGTGGTGATTCAATTGGGTCATCAGGTCTTTCATTAGATCAGTCAACAGGTATATTGAGTGGAACTGTAACTTCAGATTATATTGATACGACATTTAACTTTACTGTTACTGAAAATATAACAGCAAATGCAAGATCGTATTCCTTTACCACAACTGGAACTGGTGTTTTAGTTAACATCACACAACAACCAAGTTCTGCAAGTGTTGAAGCAGGTTCTGGTAACACTGCTACTTTTGGACCTGTAGCAGGTATTAGTTCTGATGGATCTACAATTATATTCCGATGGGAGTTCTCAAGTAATGGTGGTGTAGGTTGGTCTAGTGTTGTTGATGGTGGTGGATATAGTGGATCAAGTACAAATACACTTTCTGTAGATGACGATTTTGCTAAGAACACTTATCAGTATCGTTGTAAGATGGAAACTAATACTTCGGTACAACCATCTTATACAAATGCAGCTACGTTAACAGTATTCAGAGTCATTACTATAAGTAATCAACCAACTGATCAGAATCCAATGGCACCCGCAGCTGCTACATTTACAGTTGCTGCATCTACATTAGATACTGCTACAATCGCATATCAGTGGGAGAAGTCTGAGGATGGTGATGGTATAAACTTTACATCTATAGGTGGTGCAACAGGAGCATCATATGTCACAGGTGCTACTACTTATGATGCTGATTACGGAGATTATTATAGATGTGTTCTATCAGCTCAGGGTGCATCTAATGTAATATCTACTTCTGCTAGAAATTTAGTTCAAAGAACTATAAACATAACATCACAACCAACTAATACAACTGGTGCAGTTGGTGGTACAAGATCATTTGGTGTTGCTGCTACTACATCAGATTCAGATCCTGGTGATATTACATTCCAGTGGCAAGTATCTATTACGGGTGGTGCTTCATGGTCTAATGTTTCTACAGGAACTGGTGGTACTACTGCAACATATACAACTGAAACATTAACTACAACTCAAGACGAGTATCAATATCGTTGTTTACTTTCAGCACCTGGTGCAACAACTATACCTTCTAATGCTGCTACATTACAAGTAGAAACAGTAACTGTTGTTGTTACAAACCAACCAACTCCTCAAAGTGTAAACGAAAATTCTACTGCAACATTTACTACACTTGGTGATACTACAATGTCACCTGTAGGTGGTAACGCTGCATCTTCATCATTTGATACAGAACAATTTGATACACCAGCTGGCGGTGGTGGTGGAGGATTTGAAGGATTTTCAGATCATTCACCTAGTGTTACGTACCAGTGGGAAAAATCTGATGACGCAGGTGCTAACTGGAATCCAATTGGCGGTGCAACTAGTGCATCATATACAACTGCAGCTACAGTATATGCTACTGATAATGATGACCAATATCGTTGTGTTATCAGTGCAGTCGGTGCAGCACTCGATGCGACAACTAATGCAGTTGCACTAACAGTCTTAAGAACATTTTCTATTACAGCACAACCTTCTAACCCAACTGCAAATGAAGGTGCTACTGCATCATTCTCAGTTAGCACATCTTCTAGTAGTGGAACTCCAACATACCAGTGGGAAAGATCTGATGATAATGGATCTAACTACTCTCCTGTTGGTGGAGCAACAAATGCATCATACACTACACCAACATTAGTACATGCTAATGATGATGACGATCGTTATCGCTGTGTAGTATCTCTTGTTGGATCTGTTGCTGACATAACTTCTGATCATGGACTATTGACTGTTCTAAGAGTTATTTCTATCAGTCAACAACCAGTAGATACATCTGTAATTGAAGGACAGACCGCAACCTTTAGTATTACTGCTGCAATTACTAGTGATTCTATAGGATACCAATGGCAGAAATCTACAGACAGTGGTGGTAATTGGACTAATATCAATGGTGCAAACACAGCATCATACACTACACCTGCAACATCATTCCCAACAAGTCCATCAGAACAGTTCCGTTGTGTTTTATCTAACGCAGAAGCAACCACTGTAACTTCTAATTCTGTAACTTTAACTGTTAATGAATCTGAATTTGTATCTGGTCCTAGTACAGTAACACCATTTATTGATCCAGACACTACCAAAACATTATCAAGAAGACCAGTTATTACTACTGCTGCATTCGTCTCTGAATATGCAGGATCAACTCATGCTTCTACATTCTGGAGAATTAGAAGAGTAAGTGATAACGTAACTGTATATGATACTGCAGGTACATATGCTAATGGTGATACAGGTAACTTAACTTCATTTACTGTACCATCTGCTGTTCTAGATTTTGACACTACCTATCAGGTACAGGTTAAATTTAGAGATAATGCTAACTTGGAAAGTGCTTATACATCTGCGGTTAATTTCACAACACCATTTGTAGATCAACCAGACATCCAAACAATAGTACCAGCATTTAACCCAACAATTAATGTTGATCCTATTGCACTGAAGACTGGTTATCAGCATACCTCTAGTGATTGGCAGTTTGCTGCAACAACAGCTTTCTCACCTCCTGTTCACCAATCACTTGGAAACCCAACTAACTTAACATCTTATTCTTTACCTGTTAACGTTACTTTGAATGCAAACACTACATATTATGTAAGAATTAGATTCAACGTCAATCCTACCTAACATGGCTTCACCATCAACCAGACAAGGACTTATAGATTATGCATTACGTCAGAACGGTGCACCAGTCCTAGAAATAAACATAGAAGATGATCAGATTAGTGATCTAGTGGATGATGCTATCCAGTTTTATAATGAGAGACATATGGATGGTTACATCAGAACCCATCTAAAAGTTAAGTTCACTCAGGACATGATTGATGCCATGACAACTGACACTACTACTCAAGTAACAGGTGCAACTTCATCAGCACTAGCAGTTGATTGGAAAGAACAAAACAATTACCTTAAAGTTCCTGAGCATGTCACTAGTGTTATAAAGGTATTTGATTTTGTATCTAAGAATGTCACAAACTTATTTGACGTTAGGTATCAGTGGAGATTGAATGACCTTTGGGATCTAACCAATACAGAAATTTTGACCTATGAGATGGTCAATAGAAGACTAGAAGATATTTACTATTTGTTAGAAGGACAGAAACAAACTAGATTCCAGATGAGAGGAGATAGATTGTATCTAGATTTAGATTTTAAAACTGACGTTAAAGTGGATGATTTTTTAATTCTTGAAGTCTATCGTGCATTAGATCCAACTAATACATCTGCTGTATATAATGATCTTTGGTTAAAGAGATATGTAACTGCATTGATCAAGAGACAGTGGGGTGCTAACTTAATTAAATTCCAAGGAGCACAGTTACCAGGTGGAATTACAATGAACGGAGAGTTTATATACAACGAAGGTAAGGATGCTGTCAATAAACTAGAGGAAGAAATGCTTACTCAGTATGAGACACCTCCACTTGACATGATCGGATAATGGCAAGAACCACTTACTTTACACATGGCACTAGGAACGAACAGTTCCTACAGCAAAATCTAGTAGAAGAATATCTCAAGATGTTTGGGATGGATATTTTATATTGCCCTAGAGAGATAATGCATACTGATGGTGTGTTTAATGAAGAAGTAATTGGTGAGTTTAATGATGCATATATTATAGAAGCCTACCTAGAAAACTTTGAAGGGTTTCAAGGTGGTGGAGATTTACTTACTAAGTTTGGTGTAGCACAGACAGATGAGATAACAATGGTTATATCTCAGCAGAGATTTTCAGATCTTATATCGCAATTTCTTTTACTTGACCCAGATTACAAAGCACCTGAGAGACCACAAGAAGGAGATCTAATATATTTTCCATTAACAAGTAATTATTTTGAGATAAAATTTGTAGAGCATGAAGAACCATATTATCAGTTAGGTAAAGGTTACGTATACAAACTCAAGGCAGAACTATTCGAGTACAGTGACGAGCAAGGAGATCTATTTGATAGTGATGAGGATCTAGTGGATTACGGTTACACCGTCAAGCACTACTATCTTCCTGTCAATGGAATCACTGCAGCAGCTACCGCAACTGTATCAAGTGGATCTATTGATCAAATCTTTATCAGCACTAATGGATCTAAGTATAATGAAACACCTACAGTTACAATATCTGGTGATGGGCAAGATGCAACTGCAGAAGCATTTTTAGTAAACATAACTCTAAGTGGTGGTTCTCCAGTATCATCTGCAGTCATACGAGGAGTTGTAAAAGAAGGTGAGATTAGAGATGTACAAATAGTTAATGGTGGTAGTGGATATGATGAAGATAGAGTATCAGTTGTTGTTAGTGCTCCTGACAATCCTGGTAGAATGGCACAACTAACTCCTACTTTTACCAATGGAACATTGACTGCTCTTAATATAGTCAATGGTGGTTCAGGATATAGGAGCGTTAAGTTAGTTGATATTACAAATGCTGGTACTGGATATACATCTGCAACTGTAGGTTTCACATCTGCACCTGTAGGAATTTCAGGATCATTTACTGTACCAGAGACAGTCACTGGTAGTACTAGTGGTACTACTGCAAACCTTGTAGAGTGGGATGCAGGTGAAGCTTGGGTCAAACTTA